TGGCTAACTTTCTAATACCGTAACTCTTACGCATGATTTTGTGTGAAGAACGGGCTTGGCTGGCTGTAGAAGGCGCTCTATCCATACGCCTGTATTGAATAAGCGGGTTGTAAGGCATTTCCAAGAGGTCGTTGTAAGAACTTGTCATAGCGTCGGAACTCATAAGACCGGTTAGCGAACCAACTATCATGTTTGTCGAATAAGCGGCAGCTCCAGATGTATCGCCTGGGTAGAAGTCCAGCTCCACTTTGACACCTGTGACGATGTATTTAAGGTAACCCAACGAAGCGAACTGGTCCCTTGCTCTCGGCTGGTGGCCTACACCGCTCGCGTCTGGATCGTAAATGCTGTTGAGTACGAGCACATACTCCTGATATGTCCCACTTTCCGCTGCAATTGCCACTGTGTCCGAGTAGATCAGTTTTGTTTTCAATTGCGGTGCTAGGCCCGCTGTCTTTATTGTCGACCTGTAAAGGGGCGCTTTCTTTGGGCGGCGGCTGTAACGTGATGACGCTACCCTCGCTTTCCGACCCGCTGTCCTCTTCGACGAGCCTGAGGCAGAGCGCTTTAATCTCCTGTAAGAGCTTGATTTCCTGCGAAATCTCCTGAGTGGCATTCATATATATAACTGCCGAAAAACAGTTTTTTTTTATATAAAAAAACTCAGTAAGTAAGTAAGTATGTATATACAGGTTTCGATGAGCGAAGAAAAGTCATTTACTTTTCAGAACCAACGAGCACTTTTGACATACAAAACGCACTTGGACAAGCAAAAACTGGAGGAGTTTTTTAACGGGCTGGGAACACCGCTGAAATTCTTCAGGGCAGCGCATGAAACGGGCGATGAAACGACGCCGTATCTACATACCCACGTGTTGCTACACTGGACGAAACGCTTTCAAAGCAAGAATTGCCGGATTTTCGATTTCGAAAACATACACCCTCACATAAAGAAGGTGATAACCAACTCACACTGGAAAGAATGTGTGAAATACCTTGGTAAAGAAGACGCGGCAAACGCAGACTTGCTGGCGATAGAAACGCCGGTTGCGGAACGCGTATGGGACTGTAAAGACATAAAAGAAGCACTTTCGACGCAAGTAAAGCGGCTGGCGGACATAACGGGCGTAATTGCGCTGTATAAACACAAACCCGTAGAAACCGAGCCTGAAGAGCGGATTAAACCGCGGGCGTGGCAACAGGCAGCTAAAGACTGGATTGACCGAACGCATAACGACCGGGCCGTTGTTTGGTTGTGGGAACGCAAAGGCAACGCGGGAAAAACGAAATTTCTTGAGTTTCTCGAACAAGAATACACCGTGGAAAAGAGCCTTTTCTTGACGGATTTCGGACGCGTGACTGACACGGCAAATATCGTGCAGAACGCCGTTGAGCGAGGCTGGGACGGCAGCGTGGTGCTGATTGACCTGAGACGCAGTATGAAAGACCGCGAAAGCATATACCCGATTTTGGAGGCGTTCAAGGACCGCCGTTTCACAAACACCAAGTATATGGGCGGCTGTGTGCGCTTGCGTAAATGCCCAAAAGTAATTGTGACGGCCAACTGGGAGCCGCACTGGGAGACACTTTCGGAGGACCGGTGGCGGGTAGTGGAACTGAAACCCGAGCTTTTGGAGGAAGCAACGGCGCTGACGGCCTGGGGGGGGCTAACATTAAGTTCGCCCCCCCTGTGGCCTAGCGCGCCTTTCGAAGACATCTTATTGTGAGATGCTACTTGTGGTTTTTTTTTTGGGTGGTTGGCTTTTGCGTGTGTTCACTGTGGCGCTACGAGCCTCAAACGGGTATCAGCCGTGGGTGAACCCGTTTTCGGGTCTCGCGCCGTCGTTCCACACGCGTCTCTCTCTCAACTAAAGGGAAAAATTCATTGCATTATTTTATTTTTTTTTTGACTTTTGGAAGGCTGCTTTTTGTGGGAAAAAAAAGAGTGGTGTGCTTTTGTAAGGCTGCTTTTATGACTGACCTGGGTAAGTTGGATTTTGCCAAGTGACGTAGTAAGTTAGACGAAACGTGCAATACACATAAGGCAGAACACGAGTTGTGCCATCTGAAGGCAAGCTTGCGGCGAATAACGTCAAATACATTTCATTTACTGGGTTGCCATTGTAAGCGGCTGTGTAATCTTGTGGCCAATCGTAGCCTGTTGCGGCATTGTAGTTTGAATGAGATAACGCATTGGCTAACTTTCTAATACCGTAACTCTTACGCATGATTTTGTGTGAAGAACGGGCTTGGCTGGCTGTAGAAGGCGCTCTATCCATACGCCTGTATTGAATAAGCGGGTTGTAAGGCATTTC